CCCGTTTCTTTTTCTTCAGGTCCCTCAGAGCGACAAAAAGTTCCCCCGCCGGCCCGCCATATAAGTGGCGCCGGTCAGCATTGTGGTCACCATGTGCCCCATCGTCTTCTGGACAGCCGACCCCACAGCGACACTCGCATCGCCGAAGAGAAAGTTGCCCATATCATGAATTTTCGAAGTCACATCGTTCACGGTGAATGGCAGCGAAGGCGCGACAGCCGGAGCGGCGCCATTGGCCACAGCAGGAATCCACTCATAAATGGTGGTCGCCTCGAAATAGCCATTTGGCACGCCAGCAACGGCATCAACACCCAGCAGCACAATGCCCACGGTACCGCCACTGTTCTCGGACGCCACGTTCACCAGCGGGTTCGTATAGAACTCGTCGGCCGCCGTGGGCAGCCAGCGCACCTCGTGCGGCACAGAGCCGTTGGAGGCCACCGAATTGCACAGCGCCAGGCAGTCCGTGTAGCCGGCCGCAGTGGCACCCACGACGAACGTCTGGCCCGTACTGTAGAACAGACCCACCGCGCCCTGGCGCGAGGTGACAGGGCCCGTCGGCACCCACTTCAAGCAGGAAGCCAGCGGGCGCGCCTTCGACACGACACCCGAGTTGATAAAATCGCTCTGAATGGTGTTCGTGTTGACGGTCTGCCCGGCGGCGCGCTCAATGAAGCCGTTTTGTGCGGCCCCCGCTGGCGTCCACTGCAGGATGTAGTTGTTCGTCGTGCCCACGGCGGTGCCCGCCCTCGCCGGAATGTTTAGCCGGGTACGCACCAGGTACCCGCCGTCGGTGCCCGCGTACGGCGCCCGCGCCAAGGACGCCCCACAAGGGTCGGCCAACAGACGCAGGTACGCCGACATAGCGGGCACCATCGACGACCGCGCGGCAGGCCGCGCGGATTTCTTGGTGGAAGTCTTCTTGCCCGTCTTGGGCTTCTTGTTGTTCGTCTTGACCATTGTGTTCTTGGATGAAAGGAGTCGACCGCGTATTTCGTTGGGCCCGCGGTGGCCTCACCAGAGTCCTTTTGTTTTGGTTCACGGAGAGTATCGAACTCCGCCGAGGGGGGCTCCTTGCCCCCCCACATTGCCACAGCCTCCAGAGCCGGCTCAATCCATCTCGTCGAGGTCTTCGTACTCCTCGTAGCCCTCGTATCCCGATGTGTAGCCGTCATCCGACGAGTCGTACACGTGGCCCGAGCGTTTATCCTTGCTCTGGCTCTTATCGTGCTTCGGGGCACGGCTCTTGCCCTCTGTACGCGCTCCCGCCAGCCCCCCGAGCTTCGGCTTAGGGGGGCCCCATATGGCGGTCGGGGGGGGACGCCCAGCGTTCTTCAAAGTCGCTGGGTGGGTCGTCACCGGGGTGATGGGGAGCCTCACAAAACCGGGCTGCCGCAGGGCCCGCGGAATGGTCAGGAGGGACGTCGCCGCCTCCTCCCTATCCACCGCGTCGGCCCAGGACTCCCCGGGTAGTGGCGCTCCGATGGCGATCATTGTACTGGAGCCTGGGAGTGGGGCGGGGGGTTTCATCCACCCCGCCTCAGTCCCATCCTCCAGCACGCGCAGCAGCCCGCTCAACGAGCGCGCGATGTTGGGACCGAAAACGCCTTGGCCCAAAGCCCACGCCAGCTTATCACTGGCCATGTCGCCCTTCTCGTCGAGAGTCTTCCGAAGAAGCTTCACGACCTCCAGGCGCCAGGCCTCAAACGCTGGCTCCAGGGCCAGGGTTGGCACTCCGGCGCTCATATACATCGAGCCGAGGCGAATCGCCTCTCGCACTGCAAAATCCTCATCTTTTCCTTCCCACCTCTGCGACGGGTACGGCATCTGCGCCATCGTGCGGGGCACGTCGGTGCAGGGAGCCACCCGGTCCCCCCTCATGTGGAAGTAGTAGCCAATGAAGAGAAAGGGGGTAATGCGCAGAGCCTCGCGCACGGTCGAAGCAGCAATCATAGAAAACTGCTCCACCCGCACCACCAGGCCCAACTCCTTGCCCTTCTTCTGAATCATCACATTCCACCACTCCTCATCGCGCACGCTCGTCAGGTGCCCTTCGACGGCCTTCTTCAGGCGCGCCAGAAAGACCTCCATGAGCATGTCATTCACTTTACTCTGTAGCGGCATCCCAGAGGGTCCTCCGTGTCTCCACTTCATGACCAGCGTGCCGGCCGTGACCACCAGCCGGCTACGCGCGAACTCGAACCAAAGGTCCGCAGCCGTCTTGTCGAACCTGCCCAGCTCCTGGCGCAGCGCTTCGTGAATCTGAAGCGTCGCGTCGCGGTGCTGCGTAAGGTCGAACGACGAGCAGTCGAGGGCGAAAAGGTAGATCACAGGCGCGCCCGTTATGGACACGCCCTTCACCGCCACGAAGCTGTCGTCCCCGCAATGCAGGTACGCCATCTCCGACTCCCTCAGCTGGTCCTCCAGCGCATCCACAAGCGCGTCGGCCCCCCCCTGGTACAGGCTAGAGCCTATAACAGAGCGGAACTCCGGCCCATGTGAGATGTTCTTCGCCAGACGCTCGAACGGCTGCGTGGCGATCTGCATGTTGAGAATCACCTGCTTCGGAAAGACGTTGTAGAAGCGCAACTGCAGCTCCTGCAACTTCTTAGTCGAGTAGTAATCTGACTTCGTCTTCCCCTGCAGCGCCACCAAATAGGGACGCTGCTCCTCCGCCGCCTCCTTCCACGCCGCGATCCCCCCCGGATGGGTCCGGGCACGGTCCAGCTCAGCGCGCATCGACTGCGCGATCTTGTAAACAAGCTCGCGAGCAAAATCGTCGCTGAACTTCTTCAGGACCGGAAAGCCGTTGTCGGCCTTGGGGTTAGCTCCAATGTTGTCCACCCCCTCCACGTGAAGCAGAGGGAACGGCCTGAGGTTGTGCGGCAGCTCACCAGAACGGTCGAGCCCACAGCGACGCAAAGCCTCCATGGCCTCCACCTTCGTGGGGGCCAAGGCAATCTTGTCGTTGGGGCCTGGGTAGTACTGGTTCAGCCGCCCGAGCGAGGCCGCCGCGCCCGCCGACGCAAAGAATTTGTCCTCAATCGACGCCCTCACGGACGCCTTGCTGCCAACACCCTGAGAGGGCAGCAGCGGGAACATCAACTTGCCGACGTCGTAGGCGATCTTCGACCTCACTCGCAGGACCAAGGGCTCCTTGCGCGCGGACGCCATGAAGCCCTTAAGCCCCTTTCGTACAGTCTCATCAGCACAGAGCTCGGGCTTCAGGAAGAACGACTTCTCGAACTTCATGTCGCACCGCATCAGCGCCCCCGTTATATACACCACGTCATTCCGCTTCGCCTTGAACTCCAACAGCTTGGGGCCGGGAGCCAGGAACGATGACGGCATTTCGTCAACAGCGGAAGGGGCGGGAGCAGGAGCGAAGGGCGGCAGAATGGGGTTCGACATGATTCGTATGAAGGTTGGAAGGGCCAGATCGCCGTTTCTGTTCTGGGTGAACATATTCAGATTTCCTAAGGCGTCGCACATGTGCTAACTAGCACCCCTATGCGCCGCTTTAT